GATCAATTAAAGATGTAACATCATTACCTTTTGGTGTTGGAACTCTTGTTCATATACAATCACAAACTGCTAGTAATAGTGCTTCAATATCTTTTACTACTGGTATTGATTCCACATACAAAGAGTATCAGTTTTGGTTTATTGATATACACCCAAGAACTGACAACACTACATTTTTATTTAATGGATCTACTGATTCAGGTTCTAACTATAATGTTACTAAGACAACTACATTTTTTAGTGCCAATCATTTAGAAGATGACAGTTATACAACATTACAATATTTTACTGCACAAGATCTAGCACAAAGTACATCTTTTCAAAATATATCTTATGATGCTTTAGGTAATGCTTCAGATGAATCTTTTGCAGGTTATATGTCTTTATTTAATCCATCGTCAACTACTTATGTAAAACACTTTATAGCAAATGGAAGCACATATTATCATGATGGTGGAGAACTAAATACTTACGTTGCAGGATATTGCAATACTACTTCTGCTGTAAACGCAGTACAATTTAAAATGGCTAGTGGAAACTTTGATGGAACTATTGCTATGTTTGGAGTATTATAATATAGGTATCTTATGGAACACAAACTTATAGACGGAGTAAAAGTACCTTTAACAGCACAAGAAATTGCACAAAGACAAGCTGAAACAACTGCTTGGAACAATGGTGCATTTGATAGAGCAATCGCTGGACTAAGACAAAGACGAAATTCATTATTAGCTTCTTGTGATTGGACAGTATTAACTGATAGCCAACTTACAACTACTGAAAAGACTGCTTGGAAAACTTACAGACAAGCACTTAGAGATATTACAGAAAACGTAACAACTGTTGCACAAGTTAATGCAGTTGTATTTCCTGATAAACCATGATTGTATTTATCTTAGGGATTATCTTAGGATTATATTTGGAATGGAAGTTTGAGATTGCCAAATATATTATTGAATCAATTAAAGAACACATCAAATAGTATTGTAATTTTATTGCAACGCACCATATATCTTAAATGATATATACGACTGAAGAAAATAACTTTTACTCAAAGGAGAACTCAATGTTAAACTATTCTGACATTAAGAACTACTGGTCTAAGTTCTACGCAGATGCTTTTGAAGATGCTAAAAGCTTTTGGAAGAACTACGTAGACACAGTAGAAAAATTCTATAAAAAATAACTTTATTAAAACACAATAGTTTGATATTAGTGCATAAAAATTTAATGTGCATTTTCAAACTTTGGATTGGTGGGTGTGTCTTGCTAAAGTCTTGCAAATGCGAAAAAGACAATGGCAAGAACACAAAACGAACAATTAATAGCTTTTAAAGGGCATATCACAGGAATTAAAAGAGAAATAAGAATACTCAGTACATCAATGTATAAATTAGAGAAAAAGGTAGAAAACCTTTACTGGTCTATACTTGTTGCTACTGGAAGTTTAGCTTTAGCTTTAATAACAATATTTCTTGCTAAATAAAACGAATACAACTAATAGGTAGTCTATGGACACTAGAAGGATTCTGATTATTTCAGATTTGCACCTACCATATCATAGAGAAGATTCTTTTGATTTTTTAAAAGAGTTAAAAAAAGAATACAAGCCAACATTCGTAATGTCTATAGGTGATTTATTAGATCATCACGCATTATCATTTCACGATTCAAATCCAGATTTATTTTCTGCTGGACACGAATTAGCTAAAGCAAAAGATTATGTAAAAGAATTAGAATCAATATTTCCTGAATTAATTGAAATAGATTCTAACCATTCATCAATGGTTTATAGACGAGCATTAAAACATGGTATGCCTAGAGCTTACTTAAAAGAATACGGAGAATTTTTAGGAACTAAAAAATGGAAGTGGATTGATGATTTAACAGTTACCTTACCTAATAAACAAAGATGCCTATTCACTCACGGAAGATCTGCTGATGTTTTAAAAGTTTCTCAAACCAATGGAATGAATTGTGTTCAAGGACATTTTCATACTAAATTTAAAATTGAATACTGGGCAAATCCAGATAACTTATTTTGGGGTATGCAAGTTGGTTGTTTAATAGATCAAAAATCTTTAGCTTTTGAATATGCTAAGAATTTTAAAACTAGATTTATAATTGGAACTGGTTTAATAATAGACTCACAACCGAAGTTAGCACCTTGTGTTTTAAATAGAGATGGCAAATGGATAGGCAAGTTAGTTTAAAAGAATTACTATTTTCTGAAACTGCAACTAGACTTGGAATAGATAATACTCCAACAGATCAAGTTTTAATAAATCTACAAACATTAATCTACGAAATTATTGAACCAATCATAAATCAATTTGGCGATATAAAAATTACTTCTGGTTATCGTTCTCCAGAACTTTGTAAAGCAATAGGAAGTTCTACAACATCACAACACACTTTTGGACAAGCTGTTGATTGCGAAGTTATTGGAGTGCCTAATAAAGAACTAGCTGACTGGGTAGTTAAAAATTTAACTTACGATCAAGTAATTTTAGAGTTTTGGAAACCAGAAGAAGCCAATTCTGGTTGGGTCCATATCTCATATAACAAATTAAATAATCGTAAAATGTATTTAAGAGCTTACAAAGCTAATGGAAGAACAGTTTATGAAGTCTTATAAAAAACAAGTTGGTGGAAGCCACTATAAAAAATACCAGATACAACCAATAGAATTTATAGTTAAAAATAATATTGGCTTTGTGGAAGGAAATGTCATAAAGTATATTTTAAGGTTTAAAGACAAGGGTGGTGTTCAAGACTTATTAAAAGCCAAACACTATATAGAATTGCTGATAGATTCTACTAAAAGCAAATAATATCGTTTAAACTGATTTAGACGCATTTTTAAGCATATTGGCTTAAATATGAGTATAACCTCATAAAAACCCTAAATATTAAAAAAAAGGGGTAATTTGACGGTTTAAATGGTATAAAAAGAACATTTAGAGAACATTATGACAAATTATGTAATAAATAAGATAGATCCAGATTATTTCTCGGAAACACATACTATTGGTGGTACATCAGCACAATCATCAGCAGTTATAACTGGTTCAGGCATTGTAAGAATAGCTATATCAGGAACACACGCACATATTAAGTTCGGAAGTAATCCAACTGCAACAGAAGAAGATGTTATGGTAACACAAGATTCTGTGAATTATTTTTCATTCAAATCAGGAGAGAAGATAGCTTTTATAAAAGGCGGTGATGGTTCTGGTCATATAAATATTTGTGCAGTAGATTAATATGTGGTGGAATATCATACCAACAGTAGTTAAAACTGGTGCTGAGATTTATAAAAATCATAAGCAATCAGAACTATTAGAATCTGAAGCTGAACGTAGATATTATGAACGTATGGCAAAAGGTGAAATAGAGTATCAAAGAGATGTTTCTGACCAACAAGACAAAACTTGGAAAGATGAATTTGTTTTGATTGTTGTATGTATTCCAATTATTGTTTTATCATACGCAATCATTAGTGATGACATTAATATCAAAAGTAAATTAGATTTATTCTTTGATTATTTTGGAAAATTTCCTAGTTGGTATCAGTGGCTAATTGTAGGTATCTTTGGTGCGATCTATGGACTTAAACCTACTCTAGACATCTTTAAAAAATGAACTGCTACTTAGTAACCTATGCTATCACATTTGTTAAAAACAATTCTGATAGTTTGGTTGATGATATTGCTTATGTTCGTTTTTTTGATTCAAATACTTTTCCTAATTCCAATAATTTTTTGGCATCACTTAAACTTGCTAAAAAAGTAAGAATTACTGGAGTAGAGTGGGAGTACGAGGTTATAAATTTTGATGATGAAATTGATTGTGAACTTTCCAATACTTACCACTAAATTGGTATCAGATAATATTCTATACCATCATTCCAAGATTGAAGTTTTGATTGTGGCAATAATCTTAATATTTGATCTACTGATTTAAAACGAACTCCATCTTTAAAACAAAAAGCAATCGTATATTGTGTAAATTTATTATCACAAAACATTTGACTAAAAGTAATATACTTCTTTAGATCTTTTAATTTAATTTTGTTACTGGCTTTGACTTCAACGAAGAATTGTTGTTGTTTGGGAGCTTCTTTTTTGGAATAAACAAAGTAATCAGGCATCGCAGACAATAAACCAAGTTTATTAAAATAAGGAATAGGGGAATTAGCAAAATCAGAATCATCATTAAAAAGAAGTTTTTTATAATGAAAAGATTTAGACTTGCAATATTCTTCAAACCTTTGTTCTGCGAAGTCAATATAGTTTGAAACTCGTTCTTCATATTTAAGTTCATTTAGTTTTCCTTCTGGTTGTATTATTTTCATCTACTTAACTCACGATTGGTTACTAACCAACTTCTGTATAAATCTACCCAGCTTTGTAAGTTAGCATATTTTGATTTGGCTTTAGAATAATCTCGTTCAGCTTCACAAAATCCCTCAATATGAGTATTATATTCTTTAGTACACATAGCTCTTTTTTCTGCTTCCACCATAGAGCAATTACTAATAGTTTTTTCATTAACAGTTAATTGTGCCAAAATAATTTTTTTATGTTCTTCTAATCTTCTGAAATTATAAAGTGCTTGGCACATATCATCAGCATATTTATCAAGCTGATCTCTTATGTCATCTGGGTTTCTTAAGGCAAAGTCCTGCATATCCTTCCTTTTCGTTTTATAGTTGTGTTACTAACCTAAGCTAGTAATTCTTCAAATTTCAAAACCACTTTTGTTTCTAAAGCATCTTTAAGTCTTTTTGCCTTTTCCATTTTATGCTTTAGTTCAAAATATTTCATAGACACTCTATGATGCCTGTCCCTTAAGTTTTGAACTTGATGTTTTATTTTCTCCATCAATTTTTTTTATTCTTGTTGATTTGAATTTAATTCCAGTTATTTCAAGATCAACAAATTTGCCTTTCTCTTGTGTAAGTGCCTCTTGTTCATTATTGAACTCCTCTTTATAAATACCAGTAAATTCTAAATATTTATAACGCACTATCATTTTAATTTTATATATTAAATTTACACAAATAACAATGGGCAGAGTGGCAAAGCCAAAGGGAATTTGGGGGAAAATCTTTGCCACTCAAAAAATTATTTAAAAGTTATGCTTATAGACAAGTTTCATATCTTTTATAAAACTATCTATTGCTTCCTTATTACACTCTAAACCTTTTGATTCAAGTGCAGATTTACACATAGCCATTACGAACATATATTCATCTTTATTAAAAGATTTAATAGGTTCAACAGTTAATGTAGCACCTAATTCATTAGCAACATTTTGTGCCTCAAATTCCTCTACATTAAAGCTAGTATCTGGTTGAATGTTCTCTTTAAGTTCTTGTATTTTTAAAGTGTTGTTTTCTGATGCCACAAAATTAAATGCTTTGTCCGCACCTTGTGGAGACCAAATAGTATAAGCAAAAGAAACTTTTTTACCTTCTTTAATAAACTCAGGTATATATTTTCCTTTGATTATAAATATTTCATCACCGATATAGAACTTATGATTTACCTTATCATTAGGTAAGGGTTTGCCAGTTTTATCATTATAATTATGATAAACTTTACTTATTACTCCTTGTTTGTGTGCCATTATTTCTCCTTCTTGTTATTTAAAAAGCGATGCAATTTTAGGCAAGAGATCGCAACATCTTGCATTTCACTATTTATTGGAAATTCTGCTATGTTAAGTTTTCCTTGTTTAGTACAATTAACAATAACACCTTTATTAATTTTTATATCTAGCTGTTCCTCTAAAGCCATAACATACAGATAAAGTTGGACATAATAACTCTCTCTTAT